TTATGTTTTTACCCGTGACTGCTTCGTAGTTTTCGTTTATGCTAAGTATCTCTACGAACACACAAAAGAAAGCCGTTACTTTAGTCATTAGAAGGTCAATAGCGATGAAATGCGCCACTAAGTCCGCTGCTATGTACTTCTCTACCAAAAACACGAACATAATCGCTAAGGAATAAAGAAATGACTTGCTTATAGTATGCGAAAGTCTACGCGACTTAAACGCTTTCCATCCGCCTTTTTTTACACTTCGCCAAATACCAAAACAAGTATCTATAAGTATTGCTAAAACAGCTACATATATTAAAGGTTTTACGGGTGAAATAACCGCAAGAAAAGACGAACAAATTAAAAGTAACTTAGTCTTCATATTATCAAAATTCCTATGTTATAACCATTTTGATCTTGATCTCTTAGCGGTCTCATATCCGAATCAGTATTTAAAGAACTAACAAATTCAGGAAATATGTTCGGAGTTGCTTTAACTTGTTCTCTTAGCCACTCTCGTAGTCGTGTTTCGTAAAATGCAGCCTTTTGTTCGAAGTGTTCCATACCAAAAGATACCTCGCTACGACTAACACTTGAAGAGAAATCTCCACTTTGCTGTTGTAGTCCTTTATTTTTTAGTTGATAGGACAAGCCAAAGACCGCATCTACAGCACTATACCAGGCTATGCACGGCTGTATCTTAGCCACTAATAACTCTTCGTCAGGGTTAAGCGTTTGAGCGTTATATTCAGCTAATAAGTAGTTATAAAAGTAAGTCCCTAATATAGGCTGTATCCTTAAATCGCTTTGCGTCTTTACATAGGGGGTTATATCGTTAACATCTACGTTTGCCGTTATAGGAGTGTTCGTCTTTAGATAGGCTTCGGTTACAAAGTAAATCATTATTCTGCGGTATTTGGTTGTGTTCTACTTAAAGGGATATCCCCTCCTTCGATTGGTGGTAAAGATGCTAAAGCTCTAACTTCGTTTTCCGTCATAGTGTTAAGAACTTTAGTAGCTACAAGAGGACTCATAGCATTCAATGCGTCTTGTGTTTTAGATGCACTCTCTTCGACTTCTACGATAGTTTCGTTTATGATTTGGAAATTATTTATAGAGTATTCTGCGTTAATCTTAGCGATGTGTAGCAACTCGTTAAATATATCTTCTACAATACCTCTTAACGGCATAACTACATTCTTTTCAAAAATGATATATGCTTGTTTAATATCTGAGCCATTACCTAAAGAGCCAGTTGTGCGAATACCCATAAGTATAGGGTCTATAGTATGTGCAAAACAAATTTGCTCGGTGTTTAATTCGCTTGATTCTTTAAATAGTTTATCATTGTTGTTAGTCGGTAAACTTTCTATCTTGGGAAGTTGCTCAGCTGAGTTAGCGAAAAACGCTACAGCCTTACCAGCATTCGCTGCTCCCTTTAATCGATCTATTGTTTCTTTAATCATATGCTTTTCTTCTTCGCTTTGTGGTCTTTTAGGGAACATCATAGCGAAAGACGGAAATATAGAGTTCTGAATGTTAGCTTTAGCAAAGTAACTTAACTCACCACTTAAAAAAGCAAAGTTTAACGCACTTGTATAGGTAGGGAGTGGGTAAAAGTCTTGTCCCTCTGAGTGCATTTCATAAACAAAGAGTTGTATCTTATCACTACAAGAAGGAGAATACGGTTTTATTACTTCTATGTCTATCCTGGATGCCCAATCGTCACACAAATAGTAACAAGTTTTATATCTATTTACCCTTACTTTGTCGGGATAGATGTTTTCAGCCTTTTTAAACTGCCCTTTGTCATCGAAGTATAGTTTAAAATACACTCTATTGTGTAGAACGATTTGTCTTGTAACCGATAACTCAGTTTTTTTAAGTTTCATCTTACGTTCCCAAGTGTAAAGTTCTAACTTGGCTTCGTTTGTTAGTTGAGTAACTTTAATAGTTGAGCCACCTCCTACGACTGCGTTCGCTTTATAGTCTACAATTGCTCCGTGAAGTGGTGAAGTAAAGTATAACTGCGTCAAAAGCTGACTATATAGGTTATCTTGACCAAAAGGAACGTATCCCGATATTTGATATCTACCATTTACATAGGGCAAAGATAAATTTGCGCCACCAATAGTTCCAAAAGGTGTGCTGAAGGATTGATAACCCTCTACTATTTCAGGTTTACTTTCTTCTTTTTTAAATATATTGTTATACCAAGCCATTATTCATATATTGAATTAACTACTACTCCCGCTACTACCATTCTTCCTTCTTCTATTAAATTAAAATCGTTTAAATTCGTGTTTTCGTCTATTACTATTGGATCTATACTTTCATAAACGCTATAGTTGTATTGACCTTTTACAAAATCTATGTCTACACCTTCCTCAAAAGTAAACAAATTGTATCTTTCGGGATAAGGAGAACTATCTACACCTTCCCAAAGTATCGGTTCGGATGCCGTGTTAAATTCATTCTCAAACACGAACAAATAGAAAGGACTACTATATGCTGTTACCTCAGTTAAAGTCAAAACAAATGTGTTTAATTCGCCTTTTTCTATGTATATCATATAACTATATTATAAGTATAAACGTGTATTTGTTTAAAACAAAAAAAGCCACCTCCGAAGAGATAGCTTTATTATGGAGAGATAAGCAGATTACAAAAGACCAGCAATAATAGTACCGTCTACCTCATAAGATAGAAATTCATCTTCCGCAGTTAGCGTTAACGAATATTTACTACCATCGGCACGAGTAGTTCCTGAACCTTCACCTACCGCAGTAACTTGCATAAAAGGGAAGTACCAAAACTTTCCGTTTGCGTCCCCTACGATAACTGCAAGGTATTGTTGACCCGCACCCATTACCTTAATAGCTTTAGATTTCTCTTGATCTCTTCTATGTAACATCAAAGAGATAGTTTTTGTAACATAAGACGAACCATTCAAAAGGTCTATACTCGCTTCTTCAGTAAAAGAACCGACATTTCTTCTAAATTCAATAGGCACAAATACGTCTAAAGGGTCAGTTAAAGTAATACCCGTAACTATCCAATTAGTACCCGTTTCATCGGTTGTAATTGTATCTATGTTATCTTGTTGATTTATATATAACGTATAAATTCCTCCCGAATTGTTATCACACGATTTCGTTATGGTTTGTAAAGTAGCACACGACATAATTTTTAGTTTTTAAAAGTTAAAAAAAAAGGGTGGCGTTTGTTTCACCACCCTTATATTAATTAAGCCAAGTTTATTAATCGAAACATACGTTATAAACTACAATCTCAGCACCATTAGTATGGTGGAAACCTACTTTTAAGTTTGCTCTTGTACGGATGTACGGCTCAGCAACTGTATCAGAAAGGTTAACCGCTTTCAACGCTTTAGAATCTCCTTCAGCATCAAACGCGTAGATAAGGTTATTCTTCAAAGTCAATACAATAGTGTTGTCAGGCATACCCTCACATACTACCATTTGAATTCCTAAGAAAGTCAAACCTAAAGAAAGTGTAACATAAGTTTGTGTGTTTCCTGAAGCAGCAGCCAACTCATATGCTTGAGCCACGTTAGAAGAAACATACATTCTTAAATCTACTTTTTTGAATTTAATTGTAGAAGGCGCAGCCGCCCAAACAGCCTCTAAAGTATCAAGTACATTAGCAGAGGTAACCGCTCCAGCATATTGACCTACTACGTCACCATCAGCACACAATCTTTTTATGTGTCCATCACATAAAGCTAAGGTACCTTCTGCTTCAGTATCACCTTGCCATCTAAGCAATTCGACATCTTCGCCTATTTGCTTTGCCATAGTGTCCCAATAGTAAGACATAAAAGACGCTACGGTAAAATCTCCGTTAGAACCTTTAGCCATTTGCAAAGCTAAGAAAGACTGCTCTAAGTCAAATTGGCAAAGTTGAGCCATAGCTGACAAAGGACATACATCGATGTCGATAGCGTCTAAAGTGTCATTCGGAGCGTTAAAGTTACAAGTAGATGCTTGTAAAATGTTTCCAAAGACTACGTTAGCCAATTTTGTAGCCGATTTAATGCCAGGAAGTGTACGGAAGTTATCCGCAGTAGTATCCGTTAAATAAGCACGAGAGTAGAACTCTTCAGGGTTAGCACATAAAAGTGCGTTTGTTTCAACGTCAAGGTCGAATTTTAATTTACGATTCATTTTATAGTTGTTTAAAAGTATTACGAAATGCTTTGAATTTATCGAACGCAGACATTTTCATCTCTTCGACCTCTTCACTCTCTTCGTTTTCCATTATACGCTCTTCGACTTGATTTTTTAAGTCAGCGATAATTGCAAGTAACGAATTAACTTGTTCTTCAATCATTGGTTTAACGATAGCTATAATTGCCTCCGCGTCCGCAGTTGGATCTACTGATAAAGTCTCTTCTACCACTTCTTCGGTAGGCTCTTCAGTTTCTTCGACTACTTCTTCTTCGATTCCATCTTCTGCCATAGTAACCTCTTCTTCGACTTCTTCCTCTAATTGAGCTTCAGCCATTTCTTGTTCTTTAATTAGTGTAATTTCTCCACCTTCAATAGTGTAGAACTTACCTTCAATTAAGTGTTCTCCGTCTGGTAACATCATTTTATTTAGTTTAATTTGTTCCCTTAGTTTTAGACCTAAAAACCCTTCTATAGAAAAACCGATTTGTTCGTCTTCTACTAACTTATTGTAATAGTCCACATCCGTTACTTGAGCCGTTAACATCAAAGTACCCTTTGGCACTTCTATTCCATAGCTTGTATATGCTTTGTCTTCTTTTGGTTTTTCAACTATCCAAGATTCAAGTATATAAGCGGGAACGGTTTTCTCGGTTTGGTGTTCTAAATTAAATAAGTTTTTGTTGTTTAAGTCACGCATAAACTTCGTGTAAATTTGTTCTATTACCTCTTCGGTAAATTGAACGTAATACTCTCCGCTTTCATCGTCTCTTCGATATATCTCCATCGGTATCATAGCGGGTGCTACGATACGGTATTTAATCGAGTCAGCAAAAAAGAAAGACTTAGCTTGATTAAAACTAAAGCCTTTAACCTTTACGGCGGGTGTTGAAGTAAATGCAATTTGCTCGATACCTAAGTCCTCGCCATCGGAGTATTCAGGGTCGATTGTGATTTTATAAATAGGTAAATCTTTACTCATTTTGTACTATATTAAAAAAGGTTTTATATTTGTTAAAAAAATTATGGTAGAAATATTAGGTAAGCAGATTCCGAATCAGTTAAATGAGTTAACTATTCAACAATTCGAAGACATTACGGACATACATAATGATCCGTCTTTAGATATTATAGAAAAACATATTAAAGTGTTTGAACTTTTAGGAGTAAGCGAGGACGAAATGGTAGAACAAGACGTAGACTTCGAAACATTTAAAGGATATGTTCAAGAGTTTAATCAAAAGACGGATGCCGAAATCATTAAAGAAGTAGAAATAGACGGATATACCTATAAAGCCTACGAAGAAGAGTTTAAATTATCGGTAAAAGATATGAAAGTTATAGAAAAGATAATCAACTCTAAACACAAAGGTTACTTAAGTGAACTTATAGCGGTGTTATTTAAAAGAACTGACTTGTCTAAAATAGAACACTACGACAAAGCACACATAAAACATAAATCAAAAATATTTAGAGAAGAGAAGGCTGCACTTGCAGTACCTTACTTAGTTCACATTGGAAATAAATTCTCTAAACAAATAGAAAATGAATCTACCGAAGTCGTGGAGTGATATCGATGTCTTACAATTTAAAGAACTTCGCTCCCTTAAAGATATTCCTGAATTATTTTCTCGTGAAATAGAGGCACTCGCCACTCTTACCGA